CATAATGCTTTCGCTACGTGAAGTATTGATGGTTTCTCCACAGTATTCCCCGATACCCGCGACAGATAACAACCCTAAGCAGGCGCAGACTCAAAGCACAACTAGGCAAGGCGAAGTGCAACCGAGCGCCCCGAGCAGCGCGCAAACGCAAAACTCGTCTGAGTTATATAACTTATTTAATTAACGCTATGCAACTTATTCCGGTACAGCCGCTCCCGAATCAATCTTTTTCCACTACGTTAGGGTCGGATCTTTACGATCTAAAGTTTATCACCTGCGTGAATATAACGGCCTGCACTATTTTGAGAAATAAGCAGCTTATCGTGCTTAATTCACGTGTGGTTCCGAACATGCCTATTATCCCCTATAAATATCTGGAAGCGGGGAACTTCATGATGCTGGTAAGAAATGGGCAGTACCCTATTTATTCTGAATTCGGGGTTACGCAGTTTTTAATCTATGCCAGCGCCGACGAATTAGCGAGCATTCGAAATGTCTCAAGATAAAATCGATAACCGCATAATTGAAGTCGGTTTTGAAATTGACGGACAGATAGAACGGTTTAGAGATCTATATATAACGGCTAACGGTACTAAATTTGCGAACGAAAATCAAAATGAATGTGAAATTGTCATTGCGAACTTAGATAAAGCTACGCGCGATTATTTAGTAACGGCCACGAGTCCTTTTAACAAGAGCGCGTCACCTAAAAAGTTTTTTTTATCTGCAGGTCGCGAATCGACCGGAATATCCCAAATATACACAGGTGATATTTCAAGTGTAGAGGTATCGCAACCCCCGGACATAAAAGTCAAATGGAAAACTTTAACGGGGAACGATAAAAAAACAAAAGTAACAACGGTTACCCATGGGGCGAGTTCGACTTTATCCGAAATAAGCAAACAGACTTCCGAAAACTTGGGGCTGAAATTGAACTTTCAAGCCTCAGATAAAAATATCGCGAATTATAGCTATTCTGGCGGCTCCCTCGATCAAGTTGGAGACATAGGGGATATGGGGTCGGTAGATGCGTTTGTCGACGACGATACGTTAATCGTGAAAGATTCTACGCGAGCCGTTTCTAGTGAAGAGATTATCTTGTCCGAAGAAACAGGGCTAGTGGGGGTTCCCGAACTAACAGAGCAGGGCATTAAAGTGACGTATTTCTTAGATAATAAAACCAAGCTTGGCGGCTTGATTAAGTTGACCAGTATTTTGAATCCCGCTTTAAATGGCGAATATATCATTTATAAATTAGGGTTTAATGTAGCAACTCGGGAGGCTCCCTTTTATTGGATCGCGGAAGCGAAACGGCGGTAAATATGACGAATAACATACCCTCAATTGACCCGGCGAACATAGGCACGTTGGTAGGGACGTTTCAGCACATTTTCGGGAAATTTATGCAAGGTGTGGATGGGATCATGCCCGCCACCGTGATCGCGTACGATCGTTCTCAAAACCCCCCACGCGCCCAAGTTCAACCCGGTATTAATATTAAAACAACCGACGGGCAGCAATTCCTACGTGCACAGATCGCCAGTGTTGTTGTTTGTCGGATGGGCGCGGGCGGTGCGTTCATAGATTTTCCGCTAAAGCCGGGCGACATAGGCCTTCTATTTGCGTGTGATCGTGACATTTCGCTATTTATGCAGAGTAAGGCGCCTAGCGCGCCAAATACGAACCGAGTAAAGAATTTTAGCGATAGTTTTTTCCTTCCAATTGCATCAAAAGATGTTATACTTGATTCAGAAAATGCGGAACTTGCGGTCTTACAAACGGACGATGGGTCAATTTGCATCGCACTTCATCCGGATAAGATAAAAATAAAGGGCAATTTATACGTGGATGGGACAATAGAAGCGAGCGGGACGATCACGCAGGGGGTGCCGCCATGACGCAAACGTTTGGGGTTAATGCAAATAACGATCTATATATCGACGGCAACGGAAATTTAGCGATTGTTTCTGGTTTAGAAGCGGTAAAACAAGCGTGTGAAACGGCGGTAAAAGCCCAAAGCGGCGAAATGATCTATGCGTTTAGCTCAGGCATCCCTAATTTTCAAGCCGTATGGGTCGGTGATCCGAACGTGGGGCAGTTTAGAGCGGCTATCAGACGAACGCTTCTTTCGGTTTCCGGCGTAACCGCTGTGAAAAGCATAAATATCACACAACAAGATAACGTTTTAATTTATCAAGCGTTCATTACGACCACGTTTGGGGATACAACGGCGAATGGCCAGTTACAATTTTGATGTTTTAAAAGGCGTTATTATTCCCGATACGGCTACGACCCAAGCGGAAGTGGTCGCGGAATACGAAGAAGCGTTTGGCAGCGATTTAATTACGACGCCGGATACCCCGCAAGGGGTTTTGATTACCGGGGAGACGACAGCCCGTAATCTGGTGTTACGTTTAATGGCCACGTTGGCGAATCAGATCAACCCGAACGAAGCGGGCGGCGTGTTTTTAGATGCGGTCGCGAAGCTAACAGATATTGAAAGAACCGCTCAAACCTACACTACGGTTCCAGAAGTAAATTTAACGGGCCAACCGGGCACGATCATCCCCCAAGGGTCACAAGCCTCGCTAGGTCCCAACGGGGAGATATTCGCATCGTTGCTGGCCATTACGTTGAATAGTAGCGGCGAAGGCATGGTGGATTTTAAAGCGCTTAATTCAGGCACCATTGCGGCACCCCCGGGCGCATTAGACACGATTCTCCCGGGACAAGTGTTGGGTTGGGAAACCGTAAATAATAGCACCGCAGGGGTACTTGGCGGAAGTACGCAAGATGACGCGCAGTTCAGAACGTATCGTAAAGCGACATTAGCTTTTCAAGGTTCGGCTTCGTTATTTGCGATGTATAGCCGCGTGATCTCCACCCCGGGGGTCAAAAGTGCGTGGGCGCAAGAAAACGATTCGGCAGTAACCGTAGTGCTGAACGGGGTGACTATGAAGTCCCATTCTTTTGATTGGTGTGTGGACGGTGGGGTGGACGACGACGTTGCGAATGCCTTATTTTCGGCTAAAAGCGGTGGCGCTGCATATGTGAATGGGGCGCCCAGTGCAACGGCGGTTACGGTGCAAATACCGTACACGCCGCACGGGACGTCGACCACAATCAACTACACGGTGAAGTTTGACAGACCCGCGCTGATTCCGGTACTGGCGGAAATTACCGCCAAGCAAACGACGTCCGTGTCAGATGTGGAGAGTTCTGTTAAGCAGGCTGTTTTAGATTATTCAAACGGGCTGTTAAATAACGAACCCGGCTTGGTTGTCGGCGCGGCTGTTTCGCCTTTTGAATTTGGAGGCGCCGTAAATGCCGAATACCCGGCGATTTATGTTCGGCTAGTTCGAGTATCTAAAGTTAGCCCGCTAAATTTACAGCCCGCAGAAATCCCAATAAACGTGTATGAAAAGGCCACAATTGACGCCAGCGGAATTACCGTAATCACGGTGTCTTGAGCGGATGAACATACAAGAGTTTGATTATTCGATTGACCTTTTAACCGCGCTTTTATGGGAGTACAACACGGCGTCGAGCTTAACCTCGCTGCTTGAATCGAAGCAAGCTTGGTACGATCAGAACGTTTCGGCGTTTTGGGAAACCTGGTACACAAATGTTTTTAACTTAGACACCGCAAACGATTTTGGTTTAGCCGTGTGGTCGATTATTTTGGATTTACCTTTATTCCAAACGACAAACCCAGATCCGCCGGGGAAGCCTATTTTTGGGTTCGGTATTTCTAATCAAAATTTTGAAAACGGAAATTTTTCAAACATAAACCAAAGCGCCGGGTTCAACACTGAGGAGAAGCGGCTGCTTTTAAAGTTACGATATTTCAGTTTAGTGTCGCGTTGTGCAGTTCCAGAGATCAATTCGTTTTTGGCGTATGTTTTTGAACCGTTCGGGACGGTTTATATTCTCGACGGGTTAGATATGACGATCACGTATGTGTTTAGCTATCAGATCAACTCAACGCTATTAGACGTGATGTTGCGATACCAGCTCCTGCCTAAAGCCGCGGGGGTTGGCGTAAAAATAATCGATTTAACCAGACCTATTTTTGGGTTCGGTATTTCTAACCAAAATTTCGAAAACGGAAACTTCTATGCCTAAATATTATCCGATTCCTTTTGCTACCGCTGGCGATAAAGCGGCCAT